CATAGGAACGAGCAGAGTATCAAGTCTATCGAAGGAATAAACATAGCCTGGGTAGAAGAAGCCCAGACAGTATCAAAAGCAAGCCTAGAGGTCTTGACCCCGACTATACGTGAGAAAGGGTCACAGATCATATATACCTACAACAGACTACTAGAGCTTGACCCTATACATGAGAGATTGGTTATAGAGGGACGACCGAATACACTGATAATAAACGTAAACTACGACATAGCGATTAAGTACGGAATGATGCCAGAGGTAGTAAGGCAAGAGGTAGAGGACGATAAAGTAAACAGACCCGCTCTTTATAAACATAAGTGGCTTGGAGAGCCTAATAACGTAGAGGGTAGGATTTACCAGGACTGGCAGATAATAGATGACATACCCCACGAGGCTAGACTGTGGAGACGAGGACTTGACTTCGGCTATGCGGTTGATCCAACAGTTCTGGAGGACATTTATGAGTATAATGGTGGATATATCATAGATGAACAGCTATACCAGAAAGGCCTAAGCAACAAATCGATAGCTGACTATATAAACAACCAAAGAGATGAGTGCCTAGTGATAGCGGACAGTGCCGAGCCTAAGAGTATTGATGAAATATCAAGCTACGGAGTCAACATAGTGGGAGCTGCTAAGGGCAAAGGAAGTGTAAGCCAGGGGATTCAGGTGGTGGCAGACCAGAAAATAAGCATTACTAGGAAAAGCAATAAGACAATCACTGCCTATCAGAACTATATGTGGGGCATAAACAAACGGACTAATGATAGAATGCCCGTACCAGACGACTCTATACACGAATGGAGCAACCCTATGGACGCTATAAGATATGGCTTTAACGGGACAGCAGGTGACTCAAGGGCAGAGCGAGAACAGAAAATGAGATTCCAGACAAATCAATTTAATATACTAAGTAATAGTACAAAATAGATATGCCAGACTATTCAAAGTTATTACAACGAAAAAGATGTCAGGATGTCTTAAATGGAAAGACCGCTGAATGGGATTATAGGACTAGATTGAAACTAAGGAAATTGAAGGAGCAGCAGACTAAGTTGTTTTTTAAAGAGAATTGGGAGGGTTGGGCTAAGATGCAGAAAGTGATCGAAGGTTTGAAAGAAAAGCTGGAGGAAAACTTAAACTTGGAAATAATGGTCTACAAGTGGAAAGAAGGAAAATCAAAATAATAAATTCTATTTATAATAATATAAAGTATGAAGAAAGTTTTACCCGTGCTTATCGGTGTTGTACTGGGCGCACTCTCGGCTTTAGCAGTCGGCGCTCTAGTCTTTCAAGGTCCAGCAGAGCCAGGATTGTTAAATCTTGGTAGTGTCGCAAGAGGAGGAGAGATGCACGCAACCACAACAGGTTCGTGGACAGCTTTGCTAAGTAATCCAACCGTTGCCCTTAAATCAAGTGGCGGAGCGCTTGGTTCTGTTACAGTTACAGGAGCTAATACGGGTGTTATGCACTTCTACAATGCAACTACCACCAACGTAAATGCGAGGACAGGTAACTTGCCAACATCATCGATTTGGCTTGCATCTGTTCCAGCTAGTGCAGCAGCAGGCACTTATGTCTTCGATGCTGTGTTCTTTGATGGATTATTTGTAGAGATTGTCGGCACACCCCCAACCTCAACCATTACTTTTAGATAATATGGAAAAAAGGACTCTCGCTCAATTAGTAAGGAAAATGGAACAGGACGATGAAGTGGGAACAACTACCATATCTGAGTATGTTGATTTTAATATGCGCGAAGAGATTGATAAGACAGAAGCCTATATCAACTCTAAACACATTTCAGGTGATAAAGACCACCTGGGACGAGATAAGCCGTTCTTTAACATCGTAATGGCTGCCAGGAATGTGTGGTACAGAGCCACTGATATTGATAGGAAAGACATTAAGGTCAGGGCTGAGAAACAAACTGATGAAATAGCTGCTTTCCTGGCTACTCTAAAGCTCCAAGAATGGATGAAAAAGGCTGACTTTGGTCAGTTTCTTAATGATTGGGGGCTGACACTAGCCACTCATGGTTCAGCTATTAGTAAATTTGTAGAGAAAGACGGAGAACTACACGCCCAAGTAATGGATTGGAACAACTTTTTATGTGACCCGATTGACTTTGAAAGCAATATTAAGGTAGAGAAGCTATGGCTTACCCCAGCACAACTAAAGAAACGAAAAGGGTATGACCAAGAGCTTGTGGATGAATTGGTGGATAACCCAACTACTCGTAAGCTGGCTAAGGGTCAGACCAAAGATAATAAAGACAACTTCATCCTACTTTACGAGGTACATGGTGAACTACCCCTATCTTACCTGACTGACGAGGAGAAGGACGAGGACACTTTTGTCCAGCAGATGCACGTGATTACGTTCCAAGAGAGCAAAGACGGTTCTAGTGATGATGAGGCTGATGCTTATACCCTGTTCTCAGGCCGTGAAGCCAAAGACCCTTACATGATTACCCACCTGATTAAGAAAGAAGGTCAGACATACTCTGGTGGTTCTGTTAAGAACCTATTTGAAGCCCAATGGATGGTAAATCATAGTGAGAAAGCAATTAAGGATCAACTAGACCTAGCCTCTAAGATAGTATTCCAGACCTCAGACGGGGCATTTGTTGGTCAAAACGTATTGACAAACATAGAGAACGGAGACATCTTGAAGCATAAACAAGGCGAGCCGTTGACCATGTTGAATAACAAGCCAGATATTGGGGCCATGCAGTCATTCAAAGCTGATTGGCAGAACATAGCACAGCAAATCAATGGTATTGGTGAAGCTATGCTGGGTCAAGCACCTAAGTCTGGTACAGCCTGGAGACAAACTCAAGCTGTCTTACAAGAAAGCCACTCACTATTTGAGTTGATGACTGAGAATAAAGGATTGGCTATTGTGAGAATGTTGAGAGATCATGTTATCCCGCACTTTAAAAAGAAACTAAATAATTCAGACGAGATTTCAATGTTGCTAGAGGATCACATGATAAAGCAGATTGATTCTCTGTACGTTCCAGGTGAGGTGGTCAGAATGATGAACCAAAGGAAAAAAGACGTTATCCTGTCTGGTCAGATTTANGATCCAACCCAAGAGGAAAACTTAGTAGCCTCCACAGAAGAAGAGGTGGTTGGTAGTCTTAATGGGAATCAGAGGTTTATAAAGCCTTCTCTGATGGATGACAAGACCTGGAAGGAAGTGTTTAAGGATATTGAGTGGGAGCTAGAGATTGATGTGACGGGTGAGGTAAAGGACGTACAAGGTGCTCTAGCCACACTGACAACCGTATTACAAACGATTGCAGGCAACCCAGCAGCCCTCCAAGACCCTAACACTAGATTGGTATTTAATAAGATTCTAGGATTAGCGGGTGGTATAAGTCCAATGGAGATTATGACAACAGAAGCCCAGCCAGTACCACAGCCAGTTCAACCAGCACAACCAGCAGAGCAACCAAGTTTTGCACAACAACCTCAATAATTATTTAATAATCGGTGAACTATGAATCAGCAAATCGGTGGGTATGTATTCAAAAAGGAAGTAATGCCAGGTAAGACGGGGATTCAAGTAACTTGTACTCGGATATTAGACAAAGAAAATAAGATTGAAAGTACAGTACACCTTTATGAGGAAACAAAAATCCCAAATAGAATAAAGGAGTCGCTGAAGTCTGACATAGTTAAACTGTTAAAAAAAGAAAATTATTATGGATAAAAATCAACCAGGGATATTATCAAAGGCGGAGGTAGAACTACTTAGGAATACATTTGGAGGAGATGGGGGGACAGAAGTTCTGTATGTACTACGGAATATTCTCCTGCAATTCCCTACTAAAGAATATAAACCATTTGGGGTCGATCTGATGAAGGTACTAAAGAAGTTTATACTGCCAGAGCTTAGTCCTGATCTACCTATCAAATCACAGTCAGACCTATACTTTTCACTAGACAATCTAAAACAAATACCACCAGAGATTGGATTTGTCCATATCAAAGCAATGGATAAGATGGTTGATTTTATAGAACAGAGATTTGATGTGTTATGTGGTGAGACAGAGGAAAATAAGATGTTGTTAACTGATTTTAAGAAAAGAGAAGACAAAACAGATGAAGAAAGATTTATAGACACAGTAGCCTTTCAAAGTATTGTGGCTTATTTGGAAACAAGTTGTGACAGACTAAGGACAATAGCCAATGCCAAAGAAGAGACTGAGGAAGAAAAGGAAGCCAAACAATGGGCTAATAGCAATAAATAATTAAATTGGTGGTGCTTCATCACCTAAAATAAAGATTCTATGGAAAACGAAACTGACCAACTGGAGGTCGAAAACCCAGAGGTGGCTCAAGACACTAACCTTGATACTAGCGAGGAAGTTGATACAGGCGCACTCGACAAAGCAAAAGAGATTGCCAAAAATCAACGGATTCGAGCGGAGAAGGCAGAGAAGGCCCTCAAAGCACTCAAAGGTGGAGAAAAAGAAGTGGAGAAACAAACTCCTGAAAATAAAGACCTTTCTACAGAGGACTTGTACGCTCTAATGGAGTCTAAAGTTCCAAAAGAGGACATAGGGGAAGTTAAAAAAGCAGCGAAGCTCTTAGGAGTTTCAATAATAGACGCATTAAACGATCCTATGGTTAAATCACGTCTTTCACAGAAAGCAGAAGAAAGAAATACCGCCCAGGCAACAAATACTGGTTCGACAAAGAAAGCAGTCAGAGGAACAACTGACGAAAAACTATTGTCTGACTTTGAAAAAGGTACTGTTGACGAGGGTGATATAGAACAGCTTGTGGCTGCACAGTTCAAGCAACGTAAAGCACAAGCACAAAGGGACTAAATATA